AACATCCTTTCATTCAACAAAGAGGTCGTCTTGGGAAACTTGAACTGTGGAGGCTTCTGCACACACGGCACTGAGTGACAGGGCAGACATAGTTCGGGCTTGGTCCAGGGTTTCCTTTGCCACTATCCGAAGTTGTTTGCGGGACAGCTTCTTCCGTTCCTTGCGGGCTTGTCTTTTGGCCTTGTTCATCACACTGGCGAACAGGACGTGATCGTATTCCCCCGTTTCCTGATCGTACCGTTCGTTTACGTACTTGGAAAGTTGAACAGGGGTTGGCTCCGGGTCTTCCTTTTTCTTCCCACAGGATTCGAACAGTTTGAAGAGCAGGGGAACAAGACCAGTGATGATCGGTAGAATCTCAATGAACTTGAAACCTTCCCCTCGGTTTTCGATCCCCTCTGCGACAGACTCACAACACTGGTTCAGGTTCATGTCAGGTTCCGGTTCTTGGAGGAAGAGCGTTTTTTCCTTGGAACACTTTTGGAAGAACATCGATCACTGCTTGTGGAAATGGAACTCCCAGCTTCGCAGAGTTTTCGATGATGGACAGTATCTCTGTGACGCAGTAGGCTCCAGCAGCAAGTTGAGCCAACGGCATTTGTGACTCTCTGCCGATCGTGTGGCACACCCCCACCACAATTAGCGTTACCACCTTCTTTCCGATACCACGAAAGCTGACAGAGCTTGACAGGGTTTGTTGGGCACAGGCTACGATGATCCCAATGACAACGTCCGCCAGCATCAAGATCAGCAACGTTCCCAGGAATGGGACAGAACTGGCAACTTGAAACAGCCAGTACGAAACTGTGTCTGGTTTAGACATTAACATATCACCGATCATGGATCACTCCTAACCCTAACGAATGCACTGTCTCTGAGGTATCCTGTGAAGACTGGACAGAGTTCTTGAGAAACCCTAACTAAAGATCTTCCTGCACGAACAAGAGCTTGTTCAATTCCAATTCCTGCTGCCAGATGAGCCGCAACCTGTTTTTTCAGGTCTGGAGCCATTTGATTAGCAGGAGTTTCAAGGAACTTGGCAATTCCGTTTGGGTGAAACACAGTCAAGTCTTCGTGGACGTAGATTGCGTACGGAGCAGTGTACCCAACATCCACTGTTGCCTTGTGTCCAAATGTTCCAGTTTTTGGACTTCTGCCTTGTCCCCAAATGACTGTGCCTAGGTACTTTTGAACATCCTCAACAGAAGATTTCACAACCTTAACTGATTTGAGCATGTCATGTTCCAGTTCCGGCTACAATCTCTGGGAGCTTGTTGCTGTACCTCATCAACATGCAATCCCGTTGAACAAACCGCTTCTTCAAGGCCGGGATTGAGTTGGACCTGATGACTTGTTTGAGGTTGGTGGGAGTGACTGGAAGATCAGTCAAGGCTCCCCGCCATATCAAGCTCCCAACTGGGATTTCTCTGGACACGAAGATCACTGCGTCACAAGCCACCACTCCAGAATCTGGTGTAATGACTTCTCTAGCAGCATCTTCCCAACGACAATTGAGTTCAACTGGGCTGAGAACCGTCGGATTACCGTAATCGTCAACACCTGAGGCTTCATATAGAACTACCTTGTCATTGTGATCAGCAACTTCCATCGCTGGCATGATCAGCTCTCAGTCGTACCGAGCCACAGGACTGTCGCCTGTTGAGTGGAGTTCATTTCAGACAAGCATCCAGAACTGTCCATCCGCACAGCCATCTGACCATACGCGGTGAAGTTGAAGCCCGTGCCGGTGGCTCCCTGGAACTTCGAAGCTGCCTTGCCCGTGATCCGTTCAGATTCAATCGGGTCAGAAAGAGCATAGAAGTGAGCAGAGAGCCACCGTTCAATGATCTCAAGTTGGGCTGTTGTGAGAGTGACCCCTTTGGCCGTCGCACAGGTTACAACTTGATCAATCATCACAGAAGCTGATTCGATGAATGGATCAAGTGAAGGGTTGTTCGCACTGTCGTAGTGATTTCCAAGAATCAGCTTTACGGCGGCACTGGTGGTCCTTACAGACATGATCCATTCTCCAGAATCAGACAGCGTTCTTGGCACGCAACAGCTTGTCGATGATCTCGGCCTTCTTCAAGCCGGCCACATCGATTTCTTCATCAGAAGCCAGACCTTGAAGCTGAGCAACGGTCAGCGTTTCAAACTCAGCACGGAGTTCAGAAATCTGTTCCGTACTCAAGGCGGGCTGAGTCGTGACTTCACCAGCCACAACAGCGGTCAACGCGTCCATCCGGTCTTGCTTGGTGTACCCCTTGCTCAACTTCGCACTGGGGTCAGCCGGAGTGAACTTTTCTTGAGGAACACCAGCCGGTTGAAGTCGGGCCATCAGTCGGGCCGGACATTCAAAGACATCACCCTTGACATACGTCCGGGAGATGCCATCACGGTCACGTTGAACATGCTTTCCAGAAAGAATGCGATACTTCGTCCACGCTTCATCGGCCATGACATACTTCCTTGAAGGAGGGTTAGAGGACGGTAGGAAGAAAGGGGATGACCGCACCAAGAGGTCGCAGACACTTGGCCGTCATCCCCCTCCCTCCTTCGGGATCACGAGGTCGTTGCGTGGAGAATACCACACTGACCGGTTTGCGTCTGGAAGATCTGCGGCAACCAGATGCACATGACCTTGAAATTCAACTGGAGACCGCCACGGGATTCCCATTGAATCACCGAGAGGTTCATCCCGTTCACCGCACGCACCACGTCTTCGGTCATTTGGACCATGATCATGGTGAAGGGGTTGGTGCTGGAGTTGAGGTAGTCCAGACGCTTGACGTCACGGATACCGTCAATCTTCCGCAGCCGATCACGCAAGGTCATGGAGGCGTTGTTGCCCCCGAGCCGAGCGTAGTCGTTGTCCAGGAACTTGTCCCAGTCCGTGCTGTGGTAGATCATGTACGGACCGTACATATTGTCTTCGAACATCTGTTCCCGCATTTCGAGAACATCCGCAACCGTGGCTTCCGGGTTGGAGCCAGTGGGTACGTTCAAGTCAGTCTTGGTATTCCGACCCGCAAAGGTCAGATACCCACTGATCTTGGACGTCAACGAGTACCGCGAGTCAGACCCGTAGGTCAAGCCCGCCAGCGTACCGATGGTGGTCTTTTCCACCTTTTCGGCGATACGCCGCGTGACCATCTCCATCATCGTGAAGTTCAGCGGCTGGCCGTTGTTTCGGCTGGTCGCCAGACGACGCGAGGAGAAGCTGAAGTCACCGTGGGTAATCGGCAACGGGATGCCTTCCAGACCGAAGAGCGGAGAGCTCGTCGTGGTTTCCGAAAGAGCATCCATGTCGACATAGGCATCGCCAGTGTCGTTGATGGTTTCGTGTTCCAGGATGGTGTTGGACATACCATCGAGGGTGTACACGTTCGTAGCCATCAGGTCCGACCACGCTTGAAGGCGAGGGCGGGCCACTTGGATCAGCCGCTTTTCCAGCTTGACCCATTCATCCTTCCGCAACGAAGCAGCATTGGTCACGGGGTGATCAAAGCCAGCACCGCGAAGATCGCTGACACGAACGTTTTCCAGCTTCCCAGACTGGTTGTGGATCGTAACATACTTCTTCCCGTCATCGCCGATCCAGGGCTTGAAGAACCCCGGCTCATAGCGGAGACGCTGAAGCTCACTGGCAACAGGGCCATCAGCGTTTTTTCCGCCGTTCCAAACAAAGTCAGTCATCAACAAAGACGACATAGAAATTCTCCCTCAAAATCATGAACTCGGGTGGGGTGTGATTTGGAACTTGTGTGGATCAATAACCGGTGTACCGGCAGAGAGCCACGGTGTCAGCCGTCGGATCGGTGATGGTTTCCAACAGTTGGAACGGCTCCGATTCAGGACTTCCGGTCGTGGCAATCAGCTTGCCCGTGCCGTTGTCGACAATGAGGAGTTCACCGAACGAGTGATCATCCCCAGTACCAGCCACGTCCAACAGTCGCATGTTCAAGTACTCACCGGCAACCGGGAAGTAGACCCAACCACGTTGACCGCTGACATAGGCATCATCATAGGTCTTGCCAGACAGTTGATTTTCCAGCAACACCATGATCGGGCGACGGTTGCCATCAGCTCCCGGAGTGTAGACTTCAACAGTCTCCACGTTGTCAGCAGTGAGACCGGCCTCGGTCCGAACCTGCATGACCGTACCGGGCTTCGGAGTCCCGTAGACAATCACTTCCTTCTTCACACCACGCAACTGAGCGCCGGTGGCAAGAATTTCAGTTCCGCGCATCTTGTTTCTCCTTGAATTCCTGGCCTCCCGTATCTACACAAGACACGGCGGTAGTTCAAATCAGCCTTCTTCGGTTTTGGGATCAGACGCCCAGTTCCACGCCGGAAGTTCCAACGGGGTTTCTTCCTTGGGCTTCACCTTGTTGCCACTGTTCTTGGCTTGGGCTTCCGGAGCAGGAGCTTGACCACTGAAGTCAGCCCCACCCCCTTCTTCCTTGGAACCGGCGTTGAGAGCATCCACAGTCTTCTTGAGCTCCACCAGTTCAGCCAACGTCTTGCCGGACAGGTTCAACACTTGAGCTTGACGTTGATCAGCAGGAACAGAATCCGTCAGAGCCTTGATGATTCCCATCCGCTCTTCGGCCTTCTTGTTCTTGGCATACTCAAGAAGCTCCTTCTGATCAGCAGTCAGTTCATTGACCACAATGGTCTTGACTTCTTGCTTTTCGTTGGGAGACTTTTCAGGTTCAGTCTTCTTCGTCGTTACCATCTTGTGAAGAGCCAGAATGGCTTCGTCACTCAAGGTGTTCATCGCAGCCTTGTCTGCATCCGTAGCAGCCTTTCCGCCGCACGAGCAGTTGGTGACTTCAGCAACCAGTGCGGCTTTCTGTTCCGCGGTGAGTGCCATGCCTTGATCCTTTTCAGTTTGTGAACTTCCATTCTTGTGAAACACCGCGTTCCACACTTGTTCAAGTCGGTCCTTCCAGTTCTTCGAAGTGTTGTTGACTCCACAACCGTCTTCAAGGGAACAGGCACCTTTGTCATCAGGCAGAATTGCCAAATGATCTGGACGAAGGTTTCTTGCGATTCCCTCGTACTTCACTCCGTTGAACACTGGGTTGTCACCAACTTGGGTGTCAATGGCAACATTCACCCCGGTGCTCAGTTCAATCTTCTTGCCGGATTGAAGATTTTCATAAATCCGGTTGTCAACCGCCTTGGTTCGCTCAATGTCAAACCACCCCTCGGCCACCAACTTGCCCGAATCATCACCCTTGGCATTGAGAATGATGCCAATTCCAAACTTGTCGAGGTATTCCGGAACCCGAGCAGAACTGCCGTTGGGATGGTTGACAACAATTGGCATCCCATTCCAAACGCTGGGATTCTTTGCTGTTTCTTCTTTGGGATACAGAAGCGGGCCTTTGGACCCATTCAACACGCCGGGGACAATCATGGACATTGGAACAACAAAATGGTCGCGGCCCATCAAGGGCTTGCGAACAGCCACCGCGTTGCACACAGATTCGTATTCGATGAGATAGTCCATAGTGACTCCAATTTGTTGTATGTCCGACCAAGAGTGCCAGACAAGACTTGACCAAATCGACGCAACTATTCGGCAATGTGGATCAAACGAACCAATCTGTACCGAATCTGCTTGTAGATCCCCATTTCACCAGAAATGTAGTATCCTGGACTGTGGATCTTCATATCCCTTCTCAAGGAGTTGATGTGTCGCATGACTCGTTCTGGACGCTGTTGTGGATCATCAAGAACTACAGCCATTTCTTTCTTAGTGACGGCCCCAGAGTTGGTCAACAATGCTTCAACCAACTTCTGTAAGATCCGTTTCTGGGTATCACTGTACTTGTCATACCCCGGCAACTGAAAAATCATCACTCTTTCTCCGAATTGGACTGCGACTTCCGCTCGGAATACAAACCCCACCCCGGCACGCCCGGAGCAGCACAACCCCACTGAGAAACGCTACGACAGCCTCTGCCGCGTCGGAAGCGGGGTCCGTGGCAAAACCCCCACTTGGCAACTCCGACGCGGCAGCGACCGACTGTATTCGTCTAGCTTCCAAGAACCTTGGTAGGGGCTTTGTCGGCTGAGGCCGGGTTTCCGTTACCCTTGCCTAACTGACGGTCCTTGCTTTCCATTTGCTTTTCTTTCAAATCAGTCCCGACACTGATTTCATGCTTTTTCAACTCAAGATCCATCGCTTGCTTTTCCCGTGGGTCTTGAGTCAGGCGGGCTTCTGGGGTGCTGAGTTGAGCAGTGGCTTCTGCAACAATGGCAGCCGTTTCTTCATCTGTGAGTCCAAGGATCATGGTGTAGAAGAACTTGGCTGGCATCAAGGCTTCACAATTGCCAGAAGAGTACTGAGCCAGAGCTTGGGTACGCTTCAGACCCACTTCCGCCATCTTGACCGAATCCACAGTCTCAAGCGACGGCCAGTAGATCAAATAACGTTCAGGCTCAGGCAGCACCCCAACAGTGATCAGCCGGTCAATAAACTTGCTGATGATGGGGGAAGCCTTCTTGGCCTGATACTCCCGAAGGCGGTCATTCCACACAGAGTCGTCTTGACTACTGGCAAGCTCCCCAAGCTCACTTCCCATGAACTTTCTTTTGGGACAGGCTAGTTTCACACAGATTGCGTCAATTTGAACATCAATCTGTTTCGATGGGTCTACCACCTGAGGGGCAAGCGACTTGGCTGTCATACCAGACAGAGCCAGATACCGCTTAAGGTCCTCCATGTAGAGTTCCATCTGCTCTTTGATTTCTTCCCGCTTGATAGAAACATTGCCCCCAAGAGAGGGGTGTGTTTCCAAAGACAGACCGGGGAAGCTCCCTTTCCAGTACATTTCGGCAGAACCACCACACAGCTTCTTCAAGTCCATCAAATTGTCAATGACAGACTTCATCCGCGGCTTGTGGAAAATTTCACCGTTGTCGGTAACGTGGATGATGCGGTGCCAGTGAACCAGAATATCCTTTTCTGGGAGGCCAACCTCTTCCTCACTACCCTGACGATCAGCAATATCTCCCAACGTGATGCGGTAGGTCAGAGGCTGCCCATACCGAGGGTGACGGGGATCAATCTCATACGACTCGATCTTGACATTGGACTGATCAAACTCCCGAAGATACAACAACCGCATCGGAGACTCTGTACGATCCACTTCCCGGTCCGGGGGAGGCTTGGTTCCAAGCTCCGATGCGAACGGGTAATTTTGATCGTAGGTCAGATCAGTTCCCCGGATGTTGTCAACACCCTCTTTCTCTTCAGGAGAATCTTCCGGAGCATCTACTACAGTAACAGTTCCCTTGGGAGCAACTCCGGTCGGAGGCTTCACTTTCTTAGGCAGCATTTCCTTGAAGCTGCTTTTCACCTTGGTCTTGTTCTTTCGGTCCTTTTTCCGGCCCCACTGGTCAACGCCAGCAATCGGCTGATCCAAAGCCTTGCCGTCATTGAGGCCCAACAGGATCACACCGTAGTTCCCAATGCCCGCCAAAATCTGAGCATTCTTGAGGTGAGACCACACAGAGTCACAACGAGTGTCCTCAAACCAACTTTCACCTAGAATATCCCGACACAGATCTTTCATTGCCAACTCGAACGGTGTTTCATCGTCCAAGTCGTCTGTTTCATACACAATGGGTGAAACTTGCCACGCTTCCATCGGGTACAGGTTGACGGTACGCTCGGCGTATGAGTTCCGTTCATATTGCTCACGGTAGAATTCAGTGGTAAGTTCGCTGTTTTCCTTCCATTTGCAAGACTTTGTCAAGTCCCTTGAGTCTGGAGAGTCAACCCGACGAAGCAGTTCTTCACGAGCAGAAGCCAGATTTTCCACCGCAAAGGCCATGTTGAGGGCAAACTCACGATGTTCCGGTTTGAGCGAATTGATGTCAAAGCCCTTGGAACGGTCGCCGAAAGGATCGCTGTTCATGTGGTTTTACCCTTCTTGCTCAATACCGGGTTAGGAGCCTCAAAAGGAGCTCCTGTGGCAGCTTCTGTAGTCTGTTGTTCAATTGCCAACCGCTGTCTTACAGGGTCAGCTTGAAGGTTTGGAGGTTCGTACAAGTCATCCCATGACATTTTTCCGTCTGTGGATTCAGGTTTCTGCATACCAACTTCATCAAGCATCCCTCGATGCTTCATTGCCAACTCAAGAGCGGCCAATTTCGGGACCAGCTTGATTTCACAAATCTGAATCGCATTACCTTGGTCAT